CGCGCAAGTACGGACTTTGGGCATTGATAAAGAAAACGCCAGTGTTTTAACAAACCCTCAAGCTGTAGGCTTTGGCGTGGCTCTTGCACAAGTTAACAACGCAGACGAAGCATTAAGCCAATTCAACAAACTATTTAACGAATATAAAGAATATACCCCCAATGCCATTCAAGACCTAAAAAGAAACAAAAGCATTACCCCTGCTATGGAAGCCGCAATGTCCCTAGCCCACGGCGGAAGACCTGAAAATAAAGAACACATCGAGCTGTTAATTAATGTGTCTCGTTCTGGTAAGACTGCTTTAAACGATCTGTACCAGCAGGGTGGGTTTTTAAAATCCGAACTAGCCAGAAAAGTGAAAAACAAGACCGAGGACTTGCAAGCCGCTATCCTAAACGAAGGCAAATCCTTTGAGGACGTGCAGGAAAAAATAGACGTTGTTGAATCGTTGTCTATGGCAAGAATGCTACAGCGCAAAACCTCATCTGAAAGCGATGCAGTGGAATTTGCCATGAAGCCTTTTAACGGCTCATACGAGGTGGCCGAGGTCAACGATGCAAAGTTTCGGGTGCCGACAGCTTATTCAGCCAGTCAAATTGAGAATAGCATTGAGACCTTTCTTAAAGAATCATTGCCCGAAATGGTCAACCAGCGGGACAAAGAAATTTATGAGCTGCAAGATATTGCCGCGCCGTTTTTGAATGAAAAAGAAACTGGCTACAAGTTCCGGTCAATAGACGGCAATGTTCTTGTGGATAAAGCTGGGAAGGAAATAGACATCTCGTTTGAGCAGCTTCTTAAAGGACAAGAAAACAAAAATAGAAAAGAAGAAGAAGACAAATATCAACGTTTTCTTGAAGAAAAACCGGAGCCACGCCTCTAATGTACGGTTTTTGGAACACACCACAGCAGCAGCGCACAGACTTTGGCGAGTCGCAGGACACCCAGCTTTTTAAGCCGCGCACAAGCGCGGTTATTGCATCTGATGCTGGTGATGCTTATTACGGGGTGGGCACACTTGAAGCCGACCGGACACTACGCAGGGTTGAAGAAGCCAAACAAACAGGCGTTAAGATATCCGAAGAACAGTACAAGGCTAATCCTGATTTATACAGTGAGGGCATTCCTTGGACGGAGGGAATGACAGAGGAAAGCGCAAAGGAACTTAAAAAGTTTAACGATGCTGTTATTGCCCGGCGCAAAATTCGTGCCGAGGCATCTAATTTTCAAAGCATACTTGGCTTTGGCGCAGCGTTTGCCACGGGGATTGTGGAGCCTAAAAACTTTGCTGTCGGGGTGGCTGTGTCCGCTGGTACTGCCGGGCTTGGCTCTATTGGTGCTTTAGGCAACACTGTGAGGCGCGCCTATCAACTACGGCGTTCGCTTAAGCTAGGCCAAAAGGTAGGGATTGGCGTTGGTGAGGGTATTGTCGCCGGGGCGGTGGTAGAGCCGGGCAACCGGAGCACGGCAAAGGGGCTTTTTCAGGAGTACACGCTGCAAGACAGTTTGTTTAATATTGCCACGTCGGCAGCGTTTGGAGGGATTGTGCCAGCCGTTGGAGCGGCGGCATCAAAACTATCCCCCATCATGCAAAGCAAGCTACAACGATTCCGCAGCAAGGCCACAGAGGTGGTGGCCGATGAAATCGACATGGCCTCTACGCAAAAAGCGTTGGGGCAAGCTGTGAATATTGACGCAGTTGAAGCGCAGGCATCATTGCGCTCAAACGTGGTGCACCTCAAAGACGAGTCCTTGGCTAACTTCATGGCCGCAGCCCGTGCAGCGGACATTAGCTTGCCGCGCATGAAGTTCCTAATGGAGAACGGCATCTCACGACTTAAAACCGTTCCCCAAATAGCCGAAGAGTTGAACCCTGTTTTGTTTAAATCAATTAAAGATATAGAGCAAAAATCAGAAAACATCCAAACGGCTTTGGACGAGATCGACATCAAAACAAAAGCCATTGAAGAAATTGATGCTAAGATTCAAACCCTGCAACAGGACATGCAGAATCTTAAAGGCAAGGACAAGGCGGAGAAACAAACTGCCATTGACGGCTTACTGAAAGAGAAAGACACGATCCGCAAATCTATTGAAACCTTCCGAGAGCCTGATATTGTCCGCTTGCGCGAGCAGTTGGCGCAGAACGATTTAGAGATTAACAATAAATCAGCCGAGATCGCCGATGTTTTAAAACAAGCCCGGCAAGAGCACGCTTTGCAGAAAATTGCCATTCAGGAAGCGGATGACATTAATTTAAACATAATTAAAAATCACAACAAAAACGCTTTTGATTACCGCAATGACACCCTTATCAACTACGACGTTATCGAGCGCGGTCCTACAAAAAACCAGCTTGAAGCGGAAATAAAGCAATCGGACGAGTACCTAGACACAACCGCTGACGAAGAGATTAAATCTATGCGCGACCAAGGAATTATAACCGAAGAAGAGTTTGACGATTACCAAAACGCTGTGAGCACGATACCGGACAAGATGACATCTAAGGCAATGGATGTTATAAAAACATGCTTTACCAGAGGTTAAAATGAGAGATTGCATCAAACGCATTGTAGAGCAATCCGGTTTAACCGAGCCGCAGGCGCGCAAAATGGCTAAGGACGTTGACCAGAAGGCAAAGCGTCGCTCAAAGGAAACTGGGCAAAGCTATGAGGATGCCGTTGACGAAGTTGTTGCCGAAAACTTGCAAACCATCAAAGAAAACGCGGAAATCATCAAGCGCAATTATGCCCGCAACGTCATTTTAAAAAAGAAGAATGAAACTTTTATTCAGGATATGCTTGATAATAAAGAATTTAATCCGTCAATAACACTGGCTTTTCAGGCTATGTTTGAGGGAATTAACACCCCGTTACCCGGCGGGAAAAACTCGCTTGAGGTAAACAAACACGCGGTTCGGGCAACGTACCTAAACGAGATTGTAGGAAACCTGTCAAAAGAAGGACTGCTAAACCTTTTTTCCGACGGCAAGCTGTCTTCTGAAATAGGCCGTGCAGTTTGGGATTTAACTTATGACCAGCCGCCAAAAGGCGGCAACAAACAAGCAAATAGGATCGCCCAGATAATCTACGACGTGCGGGAAAAGCAGCGGTTGCGGCTAATTAAATTAGGGGCCGATATTCAAAAACTGCCGGGGTACGTTATGCCCCAACGTCCCGATCTGGTGGCGATGCGAAAAATGGGTAAGCCCAATTTTATTGAGTTTATGCGCTCACGCCTTGACAAAGACAGAAGTTTTGGCGGTGACTATGAAGACCTTGATAAAGCTCTTTCAAATGGATATGACGCGCAGCTTTCTGGTGTTCGGCTTGATGGAGTGTACAAAGCCGAAAAAGAAGATGAGAAGTTTTTCCAGTTTTTTGGCCCCAACAATCTTGCCAAAAAGCTATCCCAACGTCGGCAATATATTTTTAAAGACTATGAGTCTTGGGAAGAATGGAACAACACCTTGGGAATGCGTAGCTTTCACGAAGGTGTCATTGATTCGATAACGTACAACGCCGACAACATTGCCTTAATGGAGCGTTTTGGCACTAACCCCGAAGCCATGATGAAAGAGGTGTATCGTTCGATAAAAGAAAAGAACCGTGACATTGTGGATGCACGGGCTGGGGATGATGACAAAATAGAACAACTTATTACCGGGGCAATGGAGAAACAAAGAATCCCCGCAAACGCAACCTTGGCTACCGTGTCATCAAACATTAGGGCGTATAACATTGTCACAATGCTTGGAAAAGCAATAGCCTCTTATATTGGAGATGTTCCGATTAAAGCTTTTGAGTATCGCAACCAAGGAAAGAATTGGCTGTCGGCTTTAACAAAATCAGTAGTAGATATTGGCTATGGGTTTAAAAACAAGCAGGACCGCATTGAATTTGCGTCTATGTCCGGGGTGTATTTTGAATCTGTTATTGGCAATATAGGTAGAAATTTTAGTCTTAGCGATGATATTAATGGTTTTGCTTCAAAGGCAGTACGATTGTTTTTTAGGCTTAATCTCCAAGCGTGGTGGACGGATGTTCACCAAGGGGGGTTTGTACATACTATGTCGCATTGGCTTGGCCTTAAAGCAGGGCTTGAGTTTGATGCTTTAGACGCAGACACAGCACGATTTTTCAGTCAATACGATATAACAAAAAAAGATTGGGACACCATGCGGGCGGCAGTAACAACCCTTGAGGATGGCCGGGCTTACGTTTTGGCGGATAAAATTTCCGATCAAGCCGTTGCTGAAAAATTATCTGGATATTTTTTTGACAGAAGAGAATCGGCGGTTCTGAATCCCGGAGCTAGAGAAAGAAGAATTTTGACGTTTGGGAACACCAAGCGAGGCACGCCAAGGGGTGAATTTTTCCGGTTAGCTGCTCAATATAAAAGCTACCCTGTTTCTGTTATTACCAAAGTTCTGGGGCAAGCATGGTATGGGCGCGGGAAACCTGATATAGGGGGGCTAATAACATTATTATTGTTAACAAGTGCTTTTGGTTATTTGTCAGGAGTTATGAGCGATCTTTTTAACGGGAAATCGCCAAAAGACCCTTTGAAAACAGAGACTATTCTTGCTTCTATAGCGCGAGGCGGCGGGGCGGGAATCCTGACTGACGTGTTTTTGACTGACTTTTCATCTTACGGAAAAGATTTTTCTTCGTTCTTATTGGGGCCAACATTTGGCAATGACAAAGCAATCAAGTTGTGGTCATCTCTTATTCGCGGTGAAGGTTCAACTCGTGCCGCCGCGATGATGGCAATAAGCTCAATACCTGGGAACAACCTGTTCTACATTCGCGGCCCTCTCGACCATTTATTTTTGCTTGAAATGCAGGAACAGATGAACCCCGGATTTATGAACAGGGCAGAACGCGATATGCGGAAAACCTTTAATCAAGAATGGCTTTGGAAGTAGTTTTATGATAAAGAAATTTTACACAAAGGTGCCCTTATGACAGTCGGAGCGTTACCAACAATTTTTAAGCTGATGGGCAACGGGGTCACAACTGTTTTTCCATTTAACAATAACGTACTCGATCAGGATTTTCTTGATGTTAAAATCTTAACGAGGGCAACGGGTGCCGTCGTTGAAACCCTTACTCTCGGCGTTGACTACACCGTTACCATCGTTAGCAACACGACATCAAACGTCATTATTATTAACGCGCTCAAGATTCCTTCGGTCACGCAAGATATTTTGTTGGCATTAAATGTTCCTCTTACACAATCACGCAGCTACCCACGCGGGGACGAATTACCAGCAGCCGCGATTGAAAGCGGCTTAGATAAGCTGACACTCATAGCACAAAACACATCGGACAAAATTGACCTATCTATTAAACTGCCTGATTCCGATATTGGCCTGACCACAACGGTTCCAGATGTGGGAACTCGTGCGGGTAATTACTTAGCGTTCGATAGTTCGGGCAACGTTATCTCGGCAGCGGGAACAGGCGGCACGGCTATCAGTGCACCGTTGGTTCCGTTCGTGCAGGCGGCTTCCTTGGTTGCGGCCAAAGCGTTGTTGATTACCGCTGGAAGTATTGCCACAGCGGACAT